GGAATCAAACTGGTCCAATGCAAGGGAAGCATTTCGCTAATAATGGCCCCTTGTGGGGCCATTGTCAATAATCATCTTCATTAATTGTTTGTAAAGGCATGGTTTCAGGAATGGGCTCACTTTCTGGCTCAGCATCAAAGCTGATGGTCTCAGCAGACGCAAGGAGAGAATTGCCACGTCGTTCTTCCGTTGCCTTGGCTTCCTTTTCTTTTTCAATGGTCGAAGACAAGTCTTTTAGGAAGGTTCGGTAGGAAGTGTCTTGGTTTTCTACGGGCTTGATTTCGTTAAGGCCCAAGAGCTTTGCTTGCTCAACCAGGGAGTTTTTGGCCACGTTAAGGAACGAAGCATCACCAGCACTTTCTTCTATCTTTACCATTTCCTTTCCGCCATCGTCACCACCGTCCATGATGGTTACTGTCTTCTTGCGCTTGCTGGTTTCAAAGCTTGCTAATGCAAGATCTTTAAGGTCCATTTGCTCTTTCAACAAACGAGCCCTATGCGTGTCTTGATTCTTGAGAATTTCCTGCGTATAAAGATCTCTGTTGAAATGCCTATCTCCATTAACTGTTTCCTTACTTAGTTTTAGTACATTCGCAATCTGACGATTGCTCATCTTCGCTGCCAATAATTCTTGCACCATCCACCGCCTTACGCCAAGCATTTCTTTGGTATAAATGCCAGCACCATGCGTGCCGCCCTTTGATTTATGTTCGCGGATGGCTTCGTATTGCGTAATTGGCACGCCTGCTTTTGTTAAAGCTTTCCTTGCATAAGCCTCTTCTTCTTCAGGCGTGGCGAATTCAATTTCTGGACGAGGCATTGTTTATTATTTTGCTCCTCGCATTGTATCCCCTTTTCCATGGAGAGTACGAACAAACAATTCAGTGAAACGTTCCATGCGAGAAGCCACGACAGTGGCGGGACCATCATCTATAGCTTTCTTGAGCATGCAAAGCTCTTCCCACTCAGAGTCAGACAATGGCACGATGATTTCCATAGTTAAGCAAAGGGGCGCATAAAGCGCCCCGTTTCTCCACAATCAATGATACTGCCAGAAGGCTTTTTCTAGCAAATCATCAAAATCGTTTAGCTTTTTAGGGCAATACTTTCGGACAAATTCTTCCATTTCTTTATGGAAGCTATCGACAATTTCTGCATAGGCAGCATCTAGTCCACGAGCGTCCATTTCATGCTCAGCTTCGCGCTCATAAGCGAGAGCCATGCAATCTTTTGGATTGGTGCAAAATTCACGCATTAGCCTGCTCCTGAGTGGCGAAGCCATTATCAATTAATTGCTTGATTTCATGCAAGCTAGAGCGCCAATGGCGCTCGCCATTCTCATCCCTTGCTCCATAAAGAGTTCGGGCCGCTGGTTGCGGCCCTTTGCTTGGCTTTGAAAAACCATGATGGACAATAGGCAAAATTTCTGCCCCATTGTGCTCTAGGAGGGGAAGCTTGTCTACTGGTTGAGGCGGAAGAAGCATTGCGCTGGTAGATTCCTTTGCAATGTTAAGAGCGTTTTAGACGATTGAAGGTTGTTTATGCCTTTTGTCTAGAACGTTCCGCCTTTGGGGCTCCACTATGTCTTGAACGGCATTGCGGAGGTTTGAGGCATCGTCAGGCTTTTGATCGTTTTGTTAGGTGATCTTGGCCTGATGATTGAACGCTCCGCCCTGGGGGGCTACGCTTGCCCTCGCTGGCCAGGCAGCTTAGGCTTGGTAGCTCCCTCATGCCCCGCTGAGCATGTCTGGATGCACGCGGGACATTCCGGAACCAGTTTACAGCCCCCCGCCAAATTTCCACAAGAGGGCCGATGGGGAAACTGGCACGCGCAAAAAAATGGGGCCATCAGGCCCCTTTTTCATTCCTCTTCGTCTTCGTAGTCTTCTTCCAGATCATCCTCAAAAATTTCGGGAGCTTCTTCGACGATGGGAAGAGAAGCAGCACTTTCGCTGTTGTCAAAAATTAGTTTCATAATTTTATGAGCGCTTTCTGTTTATACTAGAAAAAGCTGCTCGCTACGGTAGGCAGCGGGGAGGCTAGCAATAGAGCCTCCCTCCTATTGCGAGACAGTTAGAACCAATCATCCTCGTCTTCCCTTGCGGGAAGATTTTCATTTGTCACCATGGAAACAGGCTCTTCTTGCGGAGCTTGTTCCTGAGCGGGAGCATCTTCAAAAGCAAGATCAGGCTCAACGTAATCCCACGAATGGTAAACCCTATCCCTTTCTCCATTGGGACCAACGCTGAAGCTGCTGCTAATCAAACCTTGCCGCCTGGCCACTTCCAGCATCTTGCCCGTGGAGCCAGTGTCAAAGCTGCCTGACAGCATTGCCACTTGTTGTTTGGTGAAGCGTTCAGTTTTGCGCATTTCCACGACGTTCACCACTTGATTTAGCTCTTCCAAAGAACCACCAACTGGTCCTGCATAGTGCCAACCATATGTGAGATTGTCCCGTTTGAGCACGTGCTTACCTGTGAGGCCGCTCCTGCTCTTCATCCACTCCAGCGTAAATTCATTCGGATCGAAGCTTTCAGAACGCGTGAGCTTCACCACTTCACTAACGTTGTCTACAAAGCTTGTTGAATCGCGCAGACCTCCGCTTTTGTTCAAATGGTGGAGAATGAGGATAGAGCAACGATACGTATTAGCAAGATCACGCAGGCCATAAATAACGTCACCAGCATTGCTCTTCACCATGTCAACGTCCATGCCAGCAAGGCAAGCAGTGAGGCTATCAATCACCACAAACAGCGGACGCTCCTTCCTCACGTATTCTTCTAGCTGTCGCATGTGAGCAAAGCGCCAAGTTTCCCAAAATTCAATGGTGCGAGGAGCAAGGGCAGTGTCTTGATAGCCAATAACGGAAAGCTTTTCGCTGGTATCAATGAGAGGCTCGTCACTTTGACAAATGAGCGTTTTGCCTTTCATGCAACGCCTGCCGCTCCATTTTGTACCAAGACCAATATTAAGAGCCCAGTTATATGCCACTGTTGATTTGCCCGTGCCGCCTCCAGCGGCAAGCAACGTCACGCTGCCCAAGGGGATGATGCCAGCAATGAGCCATTCACGAGCTTTGTCAGCATTGGCGATGGACAGTGCATCAATACTTTCAAGCTCTTCTCTGCCATAGATGCGTTCTTTTGCTTCGGCAATGATCTTCTCAACATTCTGCTGATTCATCTTCACGCCACGTTGCTCTAGCCAATTGCCAGTTTCGTAAGCAATGCGTGAATCATTGGCATAGAGGCCAACAAAATTTTCAATGGTGGAAATGATTTCCTCATAGGCAGGCTTGCCGTCTTGCCCTTGATGACGGCTTTTGGAAACAATGGATGAGAGGAGATCGTCTTTGCTAGCCCCTTCTTCAATGTAATCGCCTAAGTCATAGCCATTTCCTGAGGGGAGATTGTCCCATTCCCACGAACGAGGATCTGCATAAAGCCAGCTTGCTCCAGGATTATCATTGGCAATTTCTGCCATGAAGCCAACGCCTTGCTCGTCGCGATCAGGACAAAGAACAAGCTTCCTGTTACGGAAAAGGCTTGAATAGTCACCATTAGTGCGATACTGTTTGCTGCCGCCGAGGAAAGTAATGCAGGGAATATCAAGAGCCCACACTGCTTCGCATGTAAGTTCTCCTTCAACAATAAAAATGGGAAGGCCAGTTTCATCGCTTTTATTTATTGCATCGTCGTAGCGATAGGGAAGAACATTGGCTTTAATTTCCTTGAGCTGGGTTTTATGGCCCTTCTCATTTTTGTCAATAGTGGGAAAGTCTTGCCAAATCTTTTTGCTGCCTGAAGTGTCGTCACGATGAACTATTACTACTTCCTTTCCATTGTTATTTTTATAGGCGAACGAATAGCTGCCAGCATCACGAGGGGGCTTCTCCCATCTGGTGAGCGGGGCTAAGGCATCGCGGATTTCAGCGCGGTGAGCAGGGCTGGTGTCGTGCCAGCAGTTGTAGGCCTCAGTGTTTTTATTGACAGTGAAATCATTCCCGCCGCATGCAGGGCATTGATACTTGCCTGGCTCGTTGCTTGGCTCCAGTTGTTCGAGGTGATCGAGGATGGAGAAGGTCATGGGGGAAGGTGAGATGAGGGTGTTCTAGCACCAGAATCCTGCTGCTGCAAGGCTTTCACAATTCTTAACGCGCCCTTCAGCTCCCGAGCCTTGACGGGCTGGCCATAACGGCTATATTGGCCATGTCCCTCGCAAGGCACAACCATGGAGCTTTGGCTGGCCGCCATTATCGGCTTCAGCATTGGCTACCTTCTCGGCCCTTTGTTTTATGACCATTGATCACGGCGAACCCAAGAAGAGCCGCCACTTCACCCTCACTGACACTGCCTACAACCATCTCAAGGACATTGCCCATGAAGCACGACTGAGCCTCAGCGAGACTATCGAACGTCTCATCCGCACAACTTCTCCATGGGAAGGAAATGCAGTGCTTTCTGACGGTGCATTCTCCCTGGTAGAAGACCATTCCATTGTTTCCGAAATTGAGGATTATGAAGGTTTCTCAGCTTAAGCTTGCTTGTGAAGAGTTTCTTCTGGAATTTCCCGACACGGAAGTGAAGCTTCTCTGGGAAGAAGGCGTTCTCACTGAGAACTACGATCCCGAATGCCTAGAAGAGCCCACTGATGTGAGGGCGATTAATGACTGGCCGCTCCCTGGCGACAGCTTGATCGTCAAGAGTGAGGTGCCTTCCAAAATGTTTGTCATTATGTATGGCGAATATCAGCCCGCCTTTGGCTACGAAACCGTTGCCTCCATTGATTGATGGACTTCCCCAATCTCACCACCTCTGAGCTTTCTGCTCGCATGAAGCAAATGGACCATGACGTGGTTCATTGTCTTGATTGCTTTCTTTCTGATACTGGCGTGGCCGTAACTGGACTGAGCCTTTCGTTTGATGAAGAAACTGAAGAGTATCTTCTTGATTGGCACTTCGCTTTTCTTGAAGAATGAACCACACTATCCTCACCTACTCCCCCTCCGACTTTTCCAGCATGGAAGACTCCGCAAAACAAGCAATGATGGACCGTTACAACGGCGTCTTCACTCCCTTGGAGATCAGCGCCGAAGCTTTCAAAACGGCTTACGACACCCCTGACATTGGCCCCCACATTGAAAAGGACTACAAAGGCCTCTCCTATCTGTCGTGGCCTTTTGCCTTCCGCTATCTGAAGGAGCATTTCCCGACGTTGTTTGTAGCGTTTGAAGAGAAGACCATTGGCTGGCCTGTATTTGGTGAGCCTGGTGCCTTCATCCTTCGCCCCTATCTCACTGATGGGATCAAGCGCACGCCTGCGCTGGTATTTCCAATCATGGACCGTAAGCACAATTCCATTCAACAGCTTGATGGTCGTGCCATTTCCGACAACATCCAACGTGCCAGCGTCAAGGCAATTGCTACGTTCACGGGCCTTGGTCTTCGGCTCTATGCCGGAGAGGACATCCCCAAGGAAGAGGCAAAGCCGGCGCTGCAGCAGGACACGCCCAAGGCGCCTGCACGCACTAAGGCTGCCCCTAAAGCAAGCGCTCCTGCTGCTGGAAGCGAAGGGACTGCTCCCGCCGCTGATACAGGGGCCTCTGAGCCCTTCGATGCGAAGGCAGCTCTCATGGCAGTGTGCAAAGCCAATCCCCTCGGCTATCTAGACGAGAAGGCTTCCATGGCAGCAGGCAAGGCCTCCTTGGAAAGCATTGGCTTGGCACGCGCCACGGAAGTGAAGAGCTGGCAAGCCTTCGGAAACGTCGTCGCATCAATGATGACGCTATGGGCCAAGGAGCAAGAAATTGTCATTAGCAAAGCTGAAATGACAGAGGAAATCAATCTTGTTCGTGGCCTTGAAGACACCAGTGCCATCATTGAAGGCATGAAGGCTTTCGTGGCAAAAAAGAAATAGACCTGGCGGCGGCCCGCTTAGCGCGGGCCTTTGCTGGCGCTGTTTGCATTGATGATGACTTTCTTCCCATTGTTGAGCTTCCTCCCAGGCTATTTGGCGAATGATCCTCTTGGCTTGTTTCTTCTCGTTACCTTCACATGCTTGATCCTTGCTCTGTCAATTCTCGCCATCCTTTCATTGATAGTCCCATGAGCCGCTTCACCTTCCTGAATGAAGACGGAGAAACGAAAATCTCCCATTCTTTTCACAATATCTACGGTCCCGAAATTATGCACAATTTCAAGGACTTCCTGATTGGCTGTGGCTTTCTTGAGAGCACGGTGATTGAGGCCATGCACGGAGTGATTGAAGAATACGAAAGCCTCCATCCTCGAAAGCGCGATGCGAAACCAGCGGTCTTTGATTGATGCTTGTCATGAAGCGTTCTGGAGCTTTTCTGAAGACACGCTTAGCAGTGATCGTCGCATTGCTGCATTGCTCAAGACTATTGCTGATTTTCCTCTGGCTGATCGAACTTTTCTTTCTCAAACTGCACATCGTATTCTCATGGCCGATATTGGCAAGTGCTCGGGCGATGGATGCCCTGTCAAGGAAGACTGTTGGCGTTACTTGGCGCCTGCTTCCGATTGGCAGAGCTATTTCGCTCCGCCTCCATTCACGGAGGAAGGCTGCGACTACTTCTGGGACGTGAACGAGAAATGAAAACCATTCTCTTCCTTTTTGCCTTTACATTGCTGCCCAGTTCCGCCTTGGCGCAAGCACAGCCCATACAAAAGACAGGCTATAGCTGTCCTCTTGGTTATTACGTTTCAGGAAGCTATTGCATGCCAAGTGCAGGCAATCGCAGTAAATGGTCCATTCCCAAGGATGGCCCATCTTGTCCACTAGGCTCTTATGTTTCTGGCAATTATTGCACGAAATCTTATGCCCGATAATGGCCTGCTACGATCTATGCCTCTCCTCCCTTCAAATGCAAGCATTTCCCCGTTACGAACCCAACCGGCTACAAATTCAGAAGAAACGTTATTACGTTTGCGGCGATTTTCCCAATGTCCCCGCCGAACTTGTTTTGCCCTCTGTGACAACTATTGCGAGCGCGTGTTCTCCGCCTGGCAAAATTGCGGCGCTAATGAATTGGCGCAAGAAAGTGGGCAATGAAGAAGCTAATCGTCGCACTCGTAATGCAGTGGACAGGGGCAACTGGCTCCATGGAGTGCTAGAGGATCTATGGAATGGAGAAGACATTCAATGCCATCTCGATTCCCATGAGAAATACGTGCCTTATTTTGAAAGCATTATGGGCTTTCTTGAGAGTGTTGATAGTCCATTGCTTGTGGAAAGTGCCATTGCTTGGTATGATCCGGCGCAAGAAATTGGCTATTCAGGCACCTTTGATATGCTTGCCAAAATGAACAGCGGAGCCTATGCCTTGTTGGATTGGAAGACAAGCTACAAAGAGAAGCCTGATACGCAACTGGCCGACTATCGCATGCAGCTTGGTGCCTACGTGCAGGCGATTGAGCAGATGTATGACATAGAAGTGAACGAGGCGCATTGTGCCATCGCCATCCATGATCCTGATACTGGCCATTCTCAAGAAGCGCAAATCGTGAGCCTTTCAGCAGGAGAGCTTGCGATGCAGGCAGGCATCATGGTGCAGAAAGTGCAGCAGTTCTTCTTCGAGCACTACCCAGGCGGACGCCCCTTAACAATTTCTATGGACAGGGGCGCTTGACCTCTGTTCATGCTGGCGTTATGCTGGCAATGCCCTAGAGCCGATTCAGCCAGTGTTCTCGCTCAACGAGATTCACCCTCTGTTCGGCCAAGGCCCACTACATTCCTTTCTGAGGACTACCAAATGCCTTCTGGCAATCTGCCCGTGTTTAGCGGCACCGTCGATCTCACTTCCGACATTCTGAACGCTGCCAAAAAGCAAGGCCCCAACGCTCAAGGAAACTATTCCTTCCGCGTGGCCCTGTGGAACAATGACAAGCGTGATAAGGACACTGCCCCCCATTACAAAGGGCAAGTGACTGTCAATAAAATGCAGGACAGCCCCAAGGCCTATTCCAGCTTCTGGCGCAATGAAGAAGCTGGCAGCAGTTCTGGCTCCTCAGACGATCTGTTCTGAGCTTCGTTTCCATTGTTCATGAGGGCGCTAATGCGCCCTTTTCTTTTCTTCAAAACCATGCTTCTGAATGACAAGGAAATCAGCATTCTTGCTGAAAATGATATTATTTTTCCTTTTGTCGGGGAGAAAACCAGAGAGCTTGACAATGGCACCAAAGCCCTCTCATACGGACTGAGCCATGCTGGATATGACCTCAGGCTCTCGCCAAAGGGCTTCATGGTCATCAACAACAACCGCCCCGTGGAGGCTCTCGATGTTAAGAGCTTCAATAAGGATCTGATGTATGAGGCTTCTCCCATCGAAGAAAATGGCTCTACGTTCTTCGTGCTGCCCCCGTTCTCCTACGCTCTTGGCGTGAGTGTGGAATTGCTGACAATGCCGCCTAACATAATGGGACTGACTGACGGCAAGAGCACGTATGCAAGACAAGGTACGATCATTAACGTTACGCCAATTGAGCCTGGCTGGTCTGGCCATCTCACTATTTGTATTGTCAATCCCTTGGCTTTTCCCGTTCGCATTTATGCAAACGAAGGAATCGTGCAAGTTATGTTCGCTCGCCTCTCCAGTGCAGCAGATCAGGATTATGGACAAGGCAAATATCAAAACCAAGGCGCTAACGTAGCGTTTGCTGCTGTCTAATTAGTGAGCGCTCTTGAAGACCAGTTTATCGGACTGTGGCAAGCTAATTTTCCCGATCTTCCATTGATCAGAGAATTCAGCGACGTGCCAACATGGGAAGCTGATTTTCAAGAGCGCTATGCAAAAAGCAAACGTTCAAAACGCTATAGGGCAGACTTCGCTCATCTGCCCTCACAAAGTCTCATTGAAATTCAAGGGGGCACCTTCAGCAGAGGTAGGCACGTAACCGGCTCAGGCTATGAGCGCGATGCCCGTAAATTCAACCTTGCAACAATGGGAGGGTGGAAAGTATTTCTCCTTACCACCCAAACGGCCAAGGAAACTTTTTGGCTTGAGCGGATTGCTGCTTCCTTGCGAACTGCGTAACGGCATCAGCAGCTTCCCCTAGCAGCTCATCAGCAGCTTCCAGATCGGCCTGTTGCATCTGCATGGCTTGACGCAGTTCTAGGTTTTCTTTCACCAACGATGTGACGGCTTCTTGCATGTTGCTCCAGCCTTCCATCATCGTGCAGGCCACTTCCCGCAGTTTGTCAATGTCCTTGCATTCGCTGAGCGCCTTCTTGTTGGCAACGAGAGCAAAGTCTCGTTCCATGCTGCGTTCAAAAGGCCCCATAATGCCAATACAATCTTGACCATTGTATTTTAAGCCAATGGGAATCGAGAAGGTGCTCATTGATCTTGCATTGTTTCGTTTAGCCTAGCCATGCAGCGATTTGGCAAACGGTTTGTTTATCGGGTGGACGATGGGAAGGATGCCGTAAAATGCGGGACGGGCTACCGCCCCTATAAGCTCCCTCGAACGCCTCGCAACCATGAATGGCTGGTCGGACAAGACGTGGTGTACGTACAACGTACAGCCGCAGGATGGATGCCCTCCTCCATTGTTGGCACCATTGAAGGGTTTGATGCAAGCGGACGCGCCAGGAAGGCACGAGTACGCTGGCATTCAGCTACGAATATTGCTCCTACAATCAGTTTGCAACGACTTCGGCCTCTCTCGCTGATCAACCGTGATTACCAAGGCAACTGACGACTTGATTAAAGACTTTTCTAAGATTGCCGCGACTCTACTTGTAGCCTTTGGTCTTTTATGCCTGCGGGCTTGGCTCGTAAGTGTTTGCGCTGCTCTATTGGCTCCAAGCTTCACGCTTGGCTTTTGGCAATGGTTCTTGATTGCTGCCACCTTCCGCACCCTTATTGCTACGGACAAAGCTGAATGATGGCCAAAATTGATCCACTGATGGATGGCATCAGCTTTGTGCGTCTCATTGATTGGATGGGAAGCTCGCTTGACATTGTTTGTGATGCCAGGCAAAGCTTTGATCAAAGCAGCAGCGAATGGTCCGAAAAGGACCAGAAGCTTCTTAACTATCTAGTGCAGCACAAACACACCAGTCCCTTTCGTGGCGTGGTCACAAAATGGCAAGTGAAAGCTCCGCTTTATGTTTGTCGTCAATGGTGGAAGCATGTTATTGGCGGGACGTTCGCTAATGACACGCTTGGCTGGAACGAGAAAAGCTTTCGCTACTGCGAAGCTGACGATGAGGCTTTTTATATGCCTCGTGAATTCAGGCAGCAAAGCTCCAGTAACAAACAAGCCTCTAGTGGGCCTCTGGAGCCGAGCATGAACCAAGTGGCAATGATTGAATATGCCAAGGCTCTTGAGCAGGCAAAGCAGGCTTACAGGGCGCTGCTGACGCTAGGCGTGGCGAAGGAGCAAGCTAGGGGCATCCTGCCCATGGCTTCATATTCATCGTTCACGTGGACCTGCAGCTTGCAAGCTTTGTTACATTTCATTTCATTGCGAGATGAAACTGGCAGTCAGTGGGAGATTCAGGCTTATGCTCAAGCCTTGTCCACTCTCGCCCGTCCATTGTTCAAAGAGGCTTTCGAGGCCTTTGATCTTCACCAATCTTCTTTCTAATGACTGACGCTGTGAATCATCCCCGTCATTATGCCAAAAATGGCGGCATTGAATGTATTGAGGCCATTGAAGCTTCAATGGACAAAGATGATTTTCGTGGTTTCCTAAAAGGGAACATTCTGAAATATGTTTGGCGCTACGAAGAAAAAAATGGCCTAGAAGATTTGAAGAAAGCTAGTTGGTATCTTGATCTTCTCATTTTCAATATAGAAAACGAGCCACAACAAGAAGCTGTGGAAGCTCTTGAGAATGCCTCTCAAGAATGCGAAGGAGGATTCTGTCCGATGCCCGGCATTCGCTATGACCTCCCTGGAAAGCAAATCACTTTCGCTCCAGTAGAAAACTAAGCAACATTACAACAGAGCCCCCATGAGGGGGCTTTTTCATGCTCAATTTTTTGGTGCATGGGCAGAACAATCCCTTTCTTCTCGCACCATTCCTCAAGATGCTTTTGGTCAGTGTGAGCACTGACAAAGCTATTGCAATACACCCAAGCCATCAGAATCTCCTCTCGCTTTTCCGTCCAGAATTGCTGAGGACGCCACCATTCAAAAAGATTTTCGTTTCCCTTGGACAGATTACAGGTTCGACAAGAGGGCACAAGATTAAACTTACTGAAGTGCGGGCCGCCTTTACTCTTCGGAACAATATGGTCAATCGTAAGCTTTTCTCCCCATTCTCCGCAATAAGCACAAGCGCATTGGCCAAATGGCCCCCTCAAAAAATAATCTTCAAAAATGCTCTTACGGAATCTACGTTTTGCATCACCAGGGCGAAGTTCAATGAGAGAATAAAGCAGCTCATCAGGACCATTCGCTCTAAGCATGGCACTATTTAGTTGTCTTGCCCATAGTTTAACGCTAAATAATGTCCCATGAATTTCGTCTAGAATTAGAGCATTGATTGTCGGCTATGGACAGTTTCAAGGACGGCCTTGCAAATTTCGTAGCCACCATCACGGCTGGTATGTTGCTTTCAACGGGCGCCATGCTTATAGCCGTAGGCACTCAACAAGCAAAGGTGGCAGTACAAATTGAAACCGTCACAGAGAAGCTTTCTACGCTTACAGACAAGATGAGCGAAATGGAAGCAAGAGTACGAAACCTAGAGATTGAACGCTAGGCTATTTATATTCCCGTTGCATCTCTCATCATGAGCGGCATTGAATGGTTCGTGATTGGTGGCATCATTGTTGCTGCTGTTGACCAAATCATCGAACGCACTCCCTATAAGGAAAACAATATCATCCAGCTTCTGCTGACTGGCCTCAAAGCAGTCTTCCGCGTGAAGGGCTGAAGCCATGTGGCCTTCAAATCGGGCTTTCTGGGATGAATGTTTCCAGACGGCCCGTAAATATGGTGCTCGCTATCCTGAGCTTGTGGCAGCACAATGCTGCCTAGAGAGTGGCTTTGGTAAGCACACGTCTGGTAAAAATAATTTTCTGGGACTCAAGGGGAGCGGCACTACTACTAGCACGCAAGAATTTTACGATGGTCAGTGGGTGACTATCAAAGCTGGTTTTATTGATTTTCCTAGCCTTGCTGCTTGCATTGAATACTTAGTCACGCGCTGGTATAAAGACTATCGTCATTTCAAGGGCATTAACAATGCGCCTAATCGTTACGCAGCAGCTCGCATGCTTAAAGAGCAAAGCTATGCCACTGATCCAGCGTATCCAGCAAAGCTGTCTAAGCTCATGAAAGAATACGCTCCCGAGAGCACTGTTGTTACTATGATCGGCCCCAAGAAACGCCCGCAAGATTTTGGCTTTAAGAAAGGCGATTCGCATTTGATTGTGAATGATGCCGTGGAAACCATGAAAGCTTTCTCTTTTGAAGGGACAATATAGTGATTTTGAATGGAAGATCACAAATTCTGACTGTCCGCCTGGTCTGTACAAACTGGGAGCGATTTACAAAGATTACGAGCGCGTCGGTGAAAATCCTGCTTACGACCGAACATTAATGGCGTACGGCTGGTACACCTTCGATATGATTGAACTGGAGAATCAAGAGGCCAAGTACGGACGGGCTGGAATTTGCCTCCACGGAGGCGGAAGCGCGAATGGATGGCCTGGCGCATGGGCACCAAAACAGCCTCTAGTGCCAACTCATGGCTGCTGCCGTGCATTTAACATTGATCTTCGTGACAAAATATTGCCGCTAACCAAGGCTGGCACTGTATATATTAGTGTCTTCCAAGAGGGCTAATCATTCGCCATTCGCAAATAGCAAATGAACTGGCAATCTTGGTTTAATGCTCTCTGCTACGAACTAGGCTTATGGGCCGCTTCAAAATGGCCTTCCCTTGCTCTTCAGCCATGGTTCAAGCAACTAATGGCTTGGTGCAGGCCTGATTGGGCAGAATGGCGCACTCAAACAACGCTTAAGGCTGTTGATAAACAAGCTGCAGCCTTGTCGGAACAATGGAAGAGGGAGCATAATGAGCGCGTTGCGGAAGAACTGTCTCGCAAAGCGCAAGAGCTGTTCCCAGCATCAAAAATATCCCCACTACCCCACGCAATAGTTCCATCAGTGCTCATTGAAACAGCCCCGCCAGATGATGCTAGCGAGGCTGTCAAAGCCCTCGGAGGAGAACTAAGGATTACATATCGTTTGCCAGACCAAGGAGCGCCCTGAGACGCTTCCATTTGGCAAGCTCCTTTTCGTGATAATCTTCCCAAGAAGCAATGGTTTCACTGAGAGCCTTGCATGCCATTGTCGGATCGTCGTCCGTTAGCAGCTCAGCAAGAATGTCGGAAAGATGCTCAGTCTGCTGCTTGTAC